GACCACCGAGAGTAATAGCAGTTGCTTGATCAATGTCAAAGAAACGGAAATGAGGATTACCGATAGCGCCGTAAGCTGAGTTCAGCTGAATCTTTTTCGCCATTTGCATATTTTTGTATCGGGAAATATCATTATATGATTGCTTAGAGCTAGTAGCCTCGTGCTCCTTTTGAGCATCAATCATCTTATCTTTATACACTACGCGATCGTTATACATACGCTCCATGATTTCGGGAAGGAATCCTTGCCTTTCTTTTTTGAAATAGCAACCATTCGCAGCAAGCCCATATCCGTTAGGGACGGTTGGGATATCACCATCTAGTAGCTCATCAATGGTCACACTAGTCTTAACAACACGACCACGATCATCACGATACAGAGTTTCTGGACTGATATTATACTGCATGATAAGATGCGGATACAGACTGTTCAAGTCGAAAGACATTACCCAATCATATCCACCAGGCTTAGGTTCCTTGACGTGAGCACCAACATATGCTTCATCCTTAGCTCCACCTCCTTCAAGTGGAACTGCAATCTTTTGCTTATGTAGATGGTTGTGAATGATAACGTCCCACATACGAACTTGTGTGAAGATATCTAGCAAAGTCACCTTCGCGTCGTACGCGAGCGCGAGAGCCATATCAATGAGCTTCATCTTATCATCAAGCTTTTGAACCAGCTCAACGTCTCGAATGTTATAGTCAATGAACTTTTGGAAATCTTTGATATAGAAATCGTGTAGTGAATCGTACTCAGAATAATCTAGCTTACGCTCACCGAGCTCGACGAAACCGATATGGTCTAGACGATAGCTTTCTTGCTGACTATAAGTGAATTTCTGATACATCTCAAGATAGTCGAGAGTCGCAACACCAGCGATAGTGTATACTGTTTCTTCTTTGCCATACTTACGTTTCACTCTGCGATCAGTAAAGAAACGCCACGGACTGAACGCTTTGGTCGCTGACTCACCAAGTATTTGGTTCATGCGCCGCACGAGGTAAGGAATATCGAAGAACATGATATTCCAACCGATCACAACATCAGGATATCCGTTACTCCACTCACTCAGGAACTTAGTCAGTAGCTCTTTCTCGTTATTGCACTGATAGTAATAGACGTCGTTGCGCGAAGGCACATAATCATAATATGCCCACACATAATACATTCCGTTTTTTCTGAGAGTGATCGCGGTGATTTCTTGCGCCGCTACGTCAGCGCTCGGGAAACCATTCTCCGAGCTAACCTCGATGTCGATATTCGCTACGTTGATTAGGTCGCGGTCGTATACGATTTCGTTAGGATACTCTTCGTTAAGATACGTGTATAGGAAACGAGGCATCCCATAGATCTTGAAGTTGCTGATGTCTTGATACTGCTTAATGAAATCTTTTGCTTCACGCATCGACAAGAATTCGACAGGATCCAAATTGTTTCCACGAATATCTTTCCACTCAGCGTTCTCACGCTTAGATGGTAGATACATCGTTGGCGTATAGGGGATCTTTTCTTCGAAAGCTCGGCCGCGGTCGTAACCGCGAACGAGAATGTTGTTTCCGTGCTCTACTGCATTTGTATAGAATTTTGACATAGCTTATAGTACCATAAAACTAAACAGCTGTCAAGATCCCTTTCTTAGGAAGCACAAGACCAGAACCGAAATTCTGATTGTAGGCATTTTCGACTTGATCGTTGGGTTCATAAGTGAACATAACATTACGAGGGTCTAGGACGATTTCTTTGGTGCGAGCCATCGGGATGAAATCAAGTAGAGCCATTTGAGCTTTGCCTCCTGGGCCTGGATTAAGCATGACTGCTGCTGGTTTAATGACCTTAATCATATTACCCATAACACCAACCTTACCTACGATTTCATCACCGTTAAGCAAACGAAGCATCATGACAGTTGTATTACGATTCTCATCATTCATATTCATAGGATTAATATTCATTTCACTTCCTTACTTCGCCACGCCTTGAATCTTTTCTTGTCCTCTAGACCAAGCTGCAATACCAAGAACCGCACCCATTGCTAGATGGAATAGGCCAGCGCCTTGCAGCGTAAGTGGACTCCATTGAACAAGAGGCGTTTTTGTCATGACCTGAGCAACGCTCCAGGCAACAGGGAATATGGCCATATCAAGGCAACAGATAACCATATAACACCAACCCATAGCAGGACGCCATTTCTTCACCATCCAATCTTCATTTTGTTTTGCGTTCTCCGCTTCCCATTGCTTATGTTCTAATTCAATCTTAGCGAGTTGAGCTGCTTCAGATAATTGTTGCGCAGCAGGAATAGAAACGCGAGGTGTATTGTCTACGAACGTTGAAGGAATTGCAGCCGCAGCACCTTTAGTAGCAGCTGGAATCATATCCATCGCAGGTTTGGCTGCGACTGGTTCTTCTTCTGGTGTACCGAATTTAGGCATAATATCTCCTTATGAAAAGATTTCTAGTGCTGCTTCATAATGAGATTTGCGGTCTTCAAGACCTATCGTTCCACCATTGATTTTCTTAGTTACAGTTAGGATATCACCTTTGTCCGCATACTTATTGAGTTCTCTTGAATCCCAAAACCAACCAGCTGACCATGCTGCGCCTTCTTCTGTGCTGAGCCATTCGGTTGCTTCTTCTAATGGCCATGCCATATCAGCCGCAAAAGCTTCATAGTTGGATTTGCCGGTCAGTTGTATAAGTCCTCGACCACAGTAACGATAACCATCCCCAGATGCTTCGTCACCATTACCCATGCGATTAGCATATACGCGATTAGCAATCTTAGCTGGATTTTTAGCAAACGCTGAAGTATCTACTCCACGAAAATACTTTGGAAAAATAACTTTAAGACGATCAGCAGAATAGTTAAGATTTTCTTTGATAGTTCTTAATCCACCACTTTCGTGCCCGATTTGAGCAAGGAACATTGATATACGTTGTTTGTTATTGATTTCATAAAACGTCATTACATCATTGAGTGGTTCCACAAACTTATCAATGATATCTTCATTTGTGTCTTCGAAAAACTCGTTTAGTTGATCAAATGTTACTAGCGCCATAGGAAATCTCCTTTCGCGCTATTTATTAGATTTGGGGATGTGACATAGCCTGTATCGCAAGATAATGAATCTCGTATCTATTAATACCAATATCGGCAAGTTCTCTATCTGTCAAACTATTTAATTCGTTAACAACAGTATAATAACGACGTGTTCTTTTAAACCATTCTAGCATGCGTGTCTCCTGAAACAGATAAAGCGGGCCAGTTTCCCAGCCCGCTGCATCACGAAAATCTCAATGGGTTGTAATTAGTCGATGTTGATTTTTTTAGGTTTCTGGTTCTCAGGAATGAAATTTTCCAACCAGACCTTAAGAATGCCGTTCATCAACTCGGCGTTCTTAACTTCTACAGTATCGGCAAGAGTGAATGTACGATTAAACGCACGCTCTGCGATACCCTTATAGAAGTAATAAACATTAGCATTATCCATATCGTTGGCATCCTTAGTCTTACCAGCGATAGTTAGCTTACCGCCATCAAGCGTTAGCTCGATATCAGTCTTTGAAAATCCCGCAACAGCCATTTCGATAACATACTTATTATCGTCGACCTTCTTGATATTATATGGGGGATATCCAGGAAGGTTCTTACCGATACCATCCAACTGCGATGAAAGCAGCTTGAATGTTTTGTCGAAACCGACAGAGAAAGGATCGAAAGCGGCGAGTTGTGCGTAGTCGTTCTTAGTCATTTTATAGCCTCCTGTTAGGCAAGGTTAAATTAAGTGACCCATAAGGCGTCACATTTTTATTTATATCGATTATTCTACAGTGCGTTTCTTACCGATATTATATTTTGCTTCTAATTTCCACTCATGCTTTTCTTTATGTGCTATGATCTTAATCTGATTAAGAGGAGCAATAATTTCTGATGTGCGTACATCATCAACAATATCAATAAGCTCCCATTCGGCGAGCAGATTTGCTATCGTGTTGCGACGAGCCTTATCTTCGTCAGAAAAGTTTGTGGGTTTACCATCAAGAGCAAACAGTTCCTTGAAGTGAACGATATAATAACGTCCCTGTTTATGCAAAATATGGCACGACTGAAACAATACCTTATCGCGTCGAGAAGCGACTCCAATACGAGTTAATGTTTCACGAATTTTTAGGAAATCTTCTGTTGATCGTAGTTTAACTTCAACCATATTTTCAACCGACGCATTCATCCTTTTCCACCTTTGTCGAGAGCTCTCTCGATCATGGTTAACTGGTCATCGGT